AGAGACCGCCGTCACGGTCAAGGTCGTGCCCGATACTGACGCGGTGAGCGTAGTCGCCGCGTCGTTGTCGCAACCGATCTGGATCTGGACGATCTGCGCCCATGGGCCGAGAAGTGCGACCGCAGAGTACATCCGGCTTGCGTAGAGCGCGCTCGCCATCCGCTGCCGCGGGCCGCCATCGCCGCCGGTGAAGGCATTTACGATCGCCGCCTGGATTAGTGCCTGCGCGTTCGCCGGGACAGCAGTCGTGTTTGCGATCGAAACATTGTAGTAAATCGCGATCGGATTAGGGATCTCGAACGTGACGGGATATGTTGGGGCCGGAGGATTCCAGATCGGGCTCGGGTCCGTTACCGTGACGGTGGTATTGCCGCCGTATCCGCAACCAGGTGGTTTCTTCTGCCAGATCGCCAATGCAATGGCCGCCGCAGAGCCTCCATACACGCTGATGTAGATTGACCGCGCCGGCACAGTCACGCCGCCCTGGGTGACAGGCGATCCGGTGCCGTTGTCATACCCCCAGTAGTCGAGCACCCCCGGCACATTCTGGAGGACATTGCCAACGATCGAGGCTATCGAGCCGAAACTATTGCCTGCGACCGACGCTTGCCGGCGCGCCTCAAATGCCGCACGCGTCTCGACGTTGTTTCCGAGCACCCCATCACTTGGGTTGTTGATCGTGTCCCAGCCCGGTATTGACCGATAGATTGTCGTGAGCGTTCCCGCCGGGCAGGCGATCGGCCCGGTGATCTGATTGGCAAATTCGAGAGAGATCGATCCGCCATTTGGGATGGTGCCGCCGGAAGTGCAGAAATAGGTATTGCCGGACGCGTCTTGCGCCAAAGCATTCGTTGGGATTACGGTCCCCGGAAGTCCGATGCAGGTACAGGTCGCGACCGTGGATTGTGCCGGGTTCCGGTCGAGAAAATAAATCCTGCCGATCGCATCTTGCATCCGCCCCTTCGCGTAGGCTGGGTCCGTCTGGGTCACGTAGTATTGGAATTGCCGGAAGCAGTCCGAGACAATGGCGCTTTCCGAGGCGATAGCCTGACCTTGCGGCGTCGTGGGATCGGAATTGAGATTCCCGCCGAAGGCTAAGTTCCAGTCTTGCGTAACCTCTGAGACGGTTTGAGATTCAGGGGGGACAACGTACCCGAGCGGGCCGAGTGTCGGAAATGTAACGTCCGACATTAGAACGCCATCGGCAAGATGACGCCGCTAACATCCGTCACCTGTATCTGACCCGATACCTTCCGGTTGATGATTGAGATAATATAGGCAGCGGATGAGATGATGCCGGGTACGCGATTTGCCATCGTCGTGAACCATCCCTTCATGAGCGGTATTGATGGCGCCTGACCCATGATTTCCGTTAGATAGGGGATGCCAATGGTCGTGTCGTACCAGCATTCGCCCTGGAACGTGCGGCATCCGGAAGCGGCATCTTGCGCCAGCGCATAGGGGGCGGATGCAAGCGCGATATTCCCCGAGGCGTCGAGAACGAGGTCCCACGCCGTCTGATCGAGCAGTAGCGTGGTCTGTGGCAGACTGCCCGCAGGCGCCGCAATGTTCCCCGCGCTCATGCCGAATAACTTTCTGTCGCCTACGTGCCGGGAACGGGGGCTCCGCTATCGCCGGAACCCGTGGTCACGCCGCTATGTGTGTGGCTGCCGAGCGTGACGCTCGATGCGCCGGAATTGGCCGTAATCTCGGCCGTTGCAGAAACCGACCCGTTGACCTTGACGTCAGCGTTGATGGTCAGGCCGCCCGGACCGGGGGCAGTTAGCGTCATGTTCTTAGCCGAGACGATTGTGGCGCCGCCGGAGTTGAATTGGATATATTGCGTCGGAGCACCGTTGAGGACGCCTCCGATATAGATACCGTCCGCCCAATCGAACTGACGATGCGACCCCGGATTACTGATCTGCTTCGTTCTCTTGACCACCGAGATATCCCGGTGACAGAAGACCGCGACCCCAATATCTCCGGCCACCGGATCAATGATCACTGCGTTTGCGCCGCCCTGAAGGCGCATGACGGGCAGATTGAAGATCGTTCCTCGTGGCGTTGCGAGCCCAGATCTATCGATCTGGTTAACCATATTCTGCACGTTGACGGTGCCAGGCGCCGCAACAGCACCGTCATTCGATGAAACAAGCACCTGAACGACCGCGACGGTCGCCTGCCCGGCGAGGATCATCCGAACGAGAAACGCCTGCTTGTTGACTTCGTTCGCCCAGTCCTGCGGGCTAAGTTGTCCGGCATAATCCGGGCTGCTCGGCGCCGCGCCGTTGACGTTGCTCACGGCGGTGAGATCGGCGCGAAATTCAGCGTAAGGGCCTGAATGGTCGAGAACCACGGCCCCCCAGGCATCTCGCTCTCAATGTCATGCTCGATCGACGCCATCAACGGCCAGACCCCATTACATTCGGTGACGATCGACCCCTGAATCTCGACGGGTGTTCCGAATTGTAGCGCCGGATTAAAGATCGATCGGAAGATCACTGCGGCACCCCCTGAATAGGATGGGTATCCGATCAACCCCGTGGATGGTGAAAGAACAATATTGGTGGTTGTGCGGCTGCCCGTTTTCGGCCAGATGGCAAGCTGACCCGATGCGAGATCGACGAAGGCTGTGATATTGGCCGCTTGTGCAGCGCTTTGCATTTGCGCATACGCCGACCCTTCGTAATGAGGGTCGCTCAACTGGACGGAAACGCCATTGTTCTGAAGGGTGAGCCCCATCGACTGCGCGATCTGCGCCATGACAGTGGCAACGTCAACCGACCCGCTGAAACTGACTGCCGGCACGCTTTTCGTCTGCGAGATGATCCCGGAATTGGCCGATACATGAAAGACGGTCTGCGGCGCTTGGTTTGGATCGTTCCACGCCTGGGTTATGGTGCCCGTGTAAACCTGTGAAAGTCCAGTGGCATCAGAGCCTGCCTGGACGGTCACTGTATTGTTCCTGATGCCCGGAAGCGGCTTCAGCAGGGTCGATAACTTGCTAGCGACGGCCTGAGGAAGGCCGTAGACGTCCATCTCCATCATGGCCGCAGCGAGACCGCCGGCCAGTTTGATCATGCAGTGAACGCGGAGACCGGCGACGGTGACGACATTGTTAGGGGAAGACGCACTGAAGGTCTGTTGCTCGCCCTGATCGCCAAGGCCAAGGGTGAAGGTGAGCGTGATATGGCGTTTGCTGAAGCTCGGGGCCGCGCCTGCCGGAGTAGATACGGCGCCGGATGAAACAATGCTCATGCAGCGAGACCAAACCCAGCGAGATCCGCAGTCGTCAGATAGACCAAGATGAACTGTGGGGTCGCGCCAAAGCCGGTGTAGACGGGATCTTGCGCTGGAACGGTCGGTCCTGCTTGCGTATCGTAAAATGCAAGATCGCCCTGGAACCCGAGATAGGCCGAGCGCACAATGCGGTTTGCATTTTCGGCGATTACCCCACCAATGACGAGGATGCCGTTGACGTAGAGGTCAACAAAGAGACCGCAGGTCGTCGTGATTACATTGATCGAGCACGGCTGCCCAGCGAGCGTGGCCTGGACCGTTTGTGAGGGGACGGCCGAAAGGGGAATGGTTTGCATCAGCCCGGCGCCGGCTGCGTTGGTGTGGTCGACTGCGGCTGGACTTGCCCCCCGCTCACCGGGTTCTGCCCGCTCGGCGCAGCGGTATTTGAATATGAGGCCGGGACGGTGGTTCTGATTTCCTCAAGGTAGACATTCACGGTCAAGAGCGTGACGCCCTTCGTTGAGGTCCGCTGAAGATCATAATGAACGATGTTGGCATTTGGCCACGAGTATTCCGGAGTTACTACAGAGTATAGGTTCGTATCCGAAACCAGGCTTTCGAGGGTTGATATGAACGCTTGCCGATCGGAAGCCGACCCGCCCTTGGTAAAAGTCAACCGCGCATCGAATGGAATGGCGACCTTGTTGTAACTTCCGAACCCGCCCTGTTGAACCGGGTAATCCGATATCTTGTTCTCATGCTTGAAGTCGAATGCAATGACGCTGTCCGCTTGCAATACGGGGGCGCTCCCGTTGAAGATCCCCCACTGCGGAGCACTCGGCTGCGCTGGCTGCGTCACGCCATCAGATGATGCAAGCGATGGAGACGCGAAGGATTGGCCCGGAGAGCGCGGAAGAGGAGGCACCCCCGGCAGTGGCGG